ACGCCGCAATTTCTGCCCAGAACTCGCTGCTCAAAGTCGGGGGCCTTATAGTTGATCGTAAAGAAGTTATGTTTGGAAAGGTTGATCAAATGAGTCGGGAAGAGGTAGAAACCAGGTTAGCTCAGCTAATGGGTAATGTTGTTGAGGCTAGTATTGAGAATAAGCAGCCAGATCCTTCCCTGGTGATTGACGAAGCTGAGATAGAAAAAGAAGATGAAAAAAAAGGCGTGTCTGAAGGAGAGGAGTAAGTATGAAAAATTTACGTGAAAATTTATATACAGTTATCGGACACGCCAAGCCCGATTATATGTTATGAATTTGTTATATTCAAGAACTTATCTAAATCTTTAAATAAAGCTCTTCTATTAGTAAACCAAGCTGTGCGTGTGTTTAGATCGTTTTCAAAGACTTGATAACCGACAGTAAAGTTGACTTGCTTAATTAGAGGATATTGCGTCAAGTCAAACTCTACTGGGTTAAAAGGAACTATCTTAACATAGTATTTATTCTTCATCAGTCGGAGTAGATGCAAAGTATACAAGTGCATATACTCCAAGCGTGATATAAAAGACTGTATCAATCATCGCCACATCTGTTGGTAAAGAATTTTAGATACATCTGTTTTTCCAATACTCAAAGCATGAATACTATCAATCATAACCTCTGTCTTGATCTCATTGTTGGCAATAGCAGTAAGTAAAACTTCTGCGTCATTTCCGTCAAAGGTATTAAGCCAGTCTGATACTTTGTTATTAGTTATTATGTTGGACATTTTTTAAACCCTCTATGTTAATTTTTCTGACTGGTGTATCTGGGTGGTCGTAATCGTCATACTCTTCATCATGTTCTGATACGAAATCAACTTCAAACTCTTCTGAAAGTGGATCTAAAATATCATCAGCGTTATTGCCACCATAACGATACAAATCAATAACATTGTTTTGCTTGTCGGTTGAGAAATGAATACAAGAATCGCATAAAAAATATTGTTTATCTTTTGTATCTATAACATCAAAACCAATATCTTTGAGATACTTATTTTTTTTAATTGCATCAAGTGGTATTGGTTTGGTTGGTCTGTAATATGTTGACATGATTTTTACCTCCTAAAATTTTGATCTGTCAAGTAAAGTGTAGCAATCAATACTATTGCTAGTGTTGTGTAGTATGTAATTTCAATCGTTGTCATCTGACACTCCCTCTATTACTTCTTCAAATTCAAAACAACTAATATCTCCAAATTTAACATCAGATGCTAATTGCTTTCGTAATATTTTATAAGCTTTATCTTCTGTTTCAGCCTCTATTTCATCATAATAAGTTATTTTAAATATCATGGTTAAAATCTTCCTCTAAATAAATAAAATAAACATCTTAAACGCCACTCAGATAAGTGGCGTAGGTGCTTTGGTATTTTTCTACGGTCAATTTTGCTCACTTTAACTCCTTTAAATAATTAGCAAAATCTTCACGCTCTTTTGCATACTCTTCATTGGTAAGAACTCCGTATTCTTTTCTTGATTGTTTGAGTATTCTTAGTGTTTCTAAACCACGATACCCATCATCTCCAATAGCTAAACATACTGCTTCCATAACTTCTGCTTCTGTATATCTAGCCATTATGCTAACTCCTCAGCTTCAACTTTAGTAATCTCTGCTGAAACTTCTTCCCACTCTGTTGAGTCATTGAGAAGAGCAGACTCCTCTGCTTCTTCCCAATTAGTAGCTTTTACATAAGCCCGTTCAACTGTGGTAAATGTTTTAGTAACACAAAATTCTTTTTTTAATTCACTCATGCTGACTCCTCTTGTAAGTGAATGTCAGTCAATACATCAACTAAAGGTTTAAAGTCATTTTCTATAAAATCTTTATCTAGGATTTTAAAATTATCATCAACTTCCATACCTTCGCATACATACCATTGACCACGCTTGAAAATATAGATCCATTCTATATCCCATTGAATATCATTTAAGTATGAATGTAATGAATGATATATCATTGGTGCTTCTTTGCTTGTTCCTCCTCTTTCTAAAGAATCTTTAAGATTTGGTTTAAGACCAACGAAATAACCTTGATTGGCTAATTCTTCTGCTTTTTGTGGTGTGTTGTAATTCTCATTGAGTATTACACCGTTATATTCAGGGTATCCGTCATAATGACAGTACGCCACTATAACTTGCCCGTTTGGTCGCTCATAAGCGATATTACTTCTCGTTCCCATTTTGTATACCTCCTAAAGTATTATATATGGTTAATCCAATGTGGTTAGTGAGAGGCACGGTTTAGTTCTTATCTCCCTTTCATACTTAACTTGCAGTTATCATGTATTGATAAGCAAAGATTTTATAAAGTCGCGTAGCCTAACCACTATTTAATGATACTATTTGTATCCAATATGTCAATAGTTTTAGTAAACAAAATGTAGCTAATTAATATTATAGAGTTTATTTATATGAGGGGATTTTGGGGATTAATCGCATTTCTCTTGTCCCTCGCTCTCTCTTCCAAAAAAAATCATACACAAAATGGCTATAAAGTCAGTCGGGTCGGGCAGTCGGGTTGTCGGGATATTGTGTCGGGTCGGGTCGGGTTGAACTATACACATAATATAACACAGATCCACAGCTCCCTGGGAGGTATTGCTGCAGGAGGCTGCTGCGTGCCTGGGAAAAGCTCTTTCAAATAAAAGATACATTTTGTAGACAACAGGTAGAAAAAGTAGTAGAATATACTTTTACTTTATAGGAGAAGTATTATGAAACAAATTAGAAAATTTGAACAAGAAGCCATAGTCAATCAGATTATGGAAGGTGTGAAAGAAAGACTTGATAACAAAGTTGAGAAAGCAAGAAAGTCTAAAGACTATAAAGCTATTGAGAAACTGGCAAATGCAGTTTTGAAAATCAACAAAGAAAGAGAATTGTTAGAAGAAAAACATACAAAAGCTCTTGAACGAGTTAATCTTGCTATCAAAAACTACAATAACTATTCAGAAGATAGTCTTGTTGGTATAAATGGCTTAACACAATATACAAATGCTAAATTGCAGTTCTTTAGAATGGATTGGAAAATCAAAAACCAAGTAGCTGATAAACTTGCTGTTGCTTTAATAGAGCGAAATGCACAGGAAAGAATAAAAGAAATCATAACTGCTATTGCTAGTGAGGTATCTTGATGTAGTTTGTGCCTAGACTAATAAGCCCGACTTCGTGTCGGGTTTTTTATGTCGGGAGTCGGGTGTCGGGTTTACTTGCTAGTGCGTGAGTGAAACACACATATAGGAACACAAGGATCCAGAGCTAGATCTTGGCCCCTGGCAACGTGATCAGGATGTTGCATATGTGGGTTGACATTTTGTAACCAGGAGATACAATAAGCTTTTACAAATTAGGAGAAGTAAATATGAAAGTAAAAGACTTAAGAGCTATTCTAAATAGATACAAAGGCAGTGATAACTTATATCTGTTGTTAGAGAATGGTTATGGTAAAACAGTTAGACACGCTATTAGTAGCAATCGAGTAGAGCGACATTATTTACATAAAGAAGATGACCAGAATGAAGTTCATGTTTGGTTAGGGTGGAAAAATGAAATATAAATCAGACAAAGAAAGAGCAGAAGAATTTTTAAAAGAATGGTTCCCTAAGGGGAGCACAGCTCACACAACAGTTGTTCATGTCGCAAGATCAGGAATGAGCAGACATATAAAAGTATTTGCCATATCGGGAGAACGAATACAGAATGTTAGCTATTACGTTTCTAAATTACTAGATTGGAGACTTACAAAAAATGACGCTGTATTCGTTAGTGGTTGTGGAATGGACATGGGGTTCCACTTAATATATACACTGTCAAGCGTGCTGTATGATGACGGTTATGCGATAAAGCAATCATGGGTATAAATGGATACGCTCTTTTTAATAACAGTTGGCGTGTATGTGGTGGTGTTCCTAATGTCGGGTCGGGCGTAGTAAATGCATATGATGACTGACTCAACAGCCACCACAGAAGCCTTACACAATGAGGCAGCAAGATCCACCAGGGAAGCTCTGGGTTACGTCGGGTACTGTCATCTCGGGAAAGCTCGGGTTTGGCATGCTACTTACGAAGGATGTAACACAGAGGCCGTAGAGTTTATGCAGCGAGCTCCCAGGTATGAAACCAGGAAAGGTTTATTTATTTATAAGCTGATAATGGGCGAAGAAAAAAAGTTTATAAAAAGGATACAAAATGTAGAAAGGGTGTGATACAATTACCTTATCTTTAAAAAACTATTAGGAGGTTATTATGAAGATAGAAGTAAGAATATTTGATGAAACTGGCGAGAATGTAATTGCCAAGGCTCTCGAAACAGATTGCCAAGAGTTAATCATCAACGGTATGCGAGTGATACAAGGTGGAGGTGTTCATGCAGAACTTAGACAGTTGGCTGACATTGAAGCACCTAATCATCAGATACCACCGTTGGAGGTCAACTAATGAAGAAGACTGCAAACTATTACATCGAAAAGATTGATAACATAATCTATAGATTATACAAGTATGCAGATGAGACAGGTGTAGATGTTTATCACTATGCACATCAACTCACAATACTTCAAAAGTCTATTATTGATAAGTTAAATA